CACAGTGGGACCTAGATCAGACAGCACGGCCAACACAACTAACGTGATCGACGAGACCATCACACTGGCGTCAAAAGGCAATTATTCTGTTGTGTACGCAACGGATATCGACAACGCAGAAGTGACAGGAAAGGTATATGCCTTCGACATGGACATATTGATAGACAATGACCCAACCATCACAGATTCTGCGACAGTGACCACACTGGCTAGTTCTTTACTGGGCGCGGCGAGCCTGACATCCAGCACTTTCCCCACCGTGGGCAACAACGACGACGGATATTGGCAATTGAATATACCTTTCCCGGTGAAATTTCTTGGTCGCACCCACCAGATCATATATGTGGGCACCAACCATTACATAACTTTTGATGGCGGATCGGTTGCTTACAGTAATTTAGGACCAGCCAATCCCGGATATCATAAAATCATGTGGTGTGCAGACGACAACTCCGTGCAGAGAATCTACTATGGCGTCGAAGGAACGGCTCCCTACAGAACTTATAGGATCAGAACGGAGGGAAACGCCAGCTCCACGGGTACACTGAACAGCCCCGGCATGGTGAATGAATGGGTATTTTATGAGGACATACCTGAACAGATAGATCTACAACTGGGCGTAAACAACCGTAAGACTACCCCCAATACAAACTTCACAACAGCGCAATTAAATGAATGGGGATTTATTGCTAGCCAGCGTATACCGCAGAGAGTGTCTATCATGGATGCAGACATCGAAGACATGATAGATGAAGGTATCCTCACGGTTGGTGCTGCCGGAAACGGCAGATGGAAGCATGACGTGCCGGGTGGTCCGGATTGGAACAACACATTCGAGATGGCCATCAGATATCCCGCCAGCGTGGCAAATCCTTATTATTACATGAGAGGCACCAGCCCAACTGCTAATGACGCCGCGGGTGACGGCAGCTCCACAGGCACCAATGACATACCCAACCTCTGCGTGGGTGCGCTGGACACAGTGGAATTGGACAAAAAAGTTGCTTTCAGCGATTGCGGACCGGGGGTGGACCTGTGGGCTCCAGGCACATATGTCATTGGCCCGTACATTGCTGGAGTACAGGATTCTCGAGGTGGTAATTTTTTTGTTTTAAAACTGTCAGGAACCAGCATGGCATCTCCTCAGGTGTGTGGCGTAATCGCTTGCGCATTGGAAACCTATCCAGAAATGAATCAAGAGCGTGCCAAATCATATATCACTGCCATTGCCAAATCGGATCAGGTGACCGCCACATCCGGGGGTCCTACTGATGTTCGAGACCTACAGGGGGCTCCAAATTTGCTTTTATTCTATAGGCCAGAAAGACCCTATGATGGTAATGTTTATCCCAAAATAAACTACAAAGTGCGACCTACCAGTGGAGCTGTTTGGCCGAGACCCAGAATCAAAAGAACCTTAAATTAGTGGTAAAAACGCATAATTTCACCAAACTATTGACAGATATTGGATTCTGTGTTATAAATATAGCTGACACAACAAAAACAAAAACACACACACAGAAAGGAGTTTAGTTATGTCAAACATCAAATCAAAGAGCGGCTACGAAATACGTGCCGACCTATTAGGACTTGCCAAACAGATGGCAGAGTTCAACTACACACTCAAACAAGCCGAGTACGAGTACAGCCTGAAGAAAGATGGTGACCAAGTGGTAGCCGAGTTCAAGGCTCCAGTAATGACTGCGGAAGACATCATTGACACAGCAAAGAAATTCAATGATTTCGTGACCAACGGTCAGAACTACAACGAACAGGTTCAAATATTGGTTGAGAACGTGAAGAAGTTCAATGAAAGAGTTCAGGAGAGTTTCAAGCCCGAGACCATTCAGAAGAACGTGAAGGAATTTCAAGACAATGTTCAGAAATTCTATTCAGCATTCACAAACGGCGTGGCTAAAAACTAATACCCAAAAACGAGACACTGGGCTCGGCGACGGGCTCAGTGTAATTGAGGTCAACAAATGCTACCCTATAACGAATGCGAACATCACTGGCTGAGTAAAACAAAAAAAAGGTTGAAGAAACACTGGACAGAATTTGAGCCGCTGTATGCCGTGCTGGCAGGCATTGTTGCCATTGCCATTTTTGCATTGGCCGTGGTCACAAGCATATCCAGCTTTTTTTAAAATAGGCACCTAATAATAATGAATTTTTTAGGTTAACTACAGTATGTTCAGTCCAATGGACTTCTTTCCAGGTTATACGTCCTCACAGACAGGACCTGTGTACAAACACAACACGGAGATTGATCCTAATGCTGGCAATTTCCAGGAATACAACTACGAGCTGGAGTGGATAGAGGCACACTGGAACCATGTGTACCAATGCATAGACATGGTCACTGCCTATTGGTATCCATGGATCGACCGATCAGCCCTGCACCGCATGTACCCGGATCTATACAATTAGATCCAATATAGTCTGCAACTTTCCTTTGATAGATTTGTTATTGAGAGTGTTCCTCAATCCGGCATGTAGATTTTTCGGCCAGCACTCGAACGCACACCAGGCATAGGAATTATGCTCACCGTTGAGCCTGGGCAGGAACTCCTCCGCCACGCAGATCACATAGGTGTTGAAGAAAAACTTTTGATCATTGCTGGTGAACAGCTCCAGTGGTATCACTTTCTTGAAGGCTGCGGTATTTCCTATCTCTTCCTGGATCTCACGCTTCAACCCATCAAAGGCGCTTTCCGTGTACTTCATGCGCCCTCCAACCAACCCCCACATGCCTCGAGTGCGCTCGTCGCTGCGTTGCAGGAACAGGAACCTCTTCGTGTTCACTGCGTAGAACAGGGCGCCGGAGCATATGATGTTGTCTTGCATGATGCTGTATTATAGCACAAGAGTCCAGCGGCCCGCAATATAGATGCCCTCGTAGCTCTTGACCCAAGTGCTGCCGTTCCACTTGTACTGTATGCCGGTGTTGCTGTTGGTAACATAGGCCAGGGTGCTGTCGGGATTGCTGGCGTCCCAGACCACGCCCCAGTTTCCCGTGGCGCTGTTGTACTGTATGATGTCGTTGACGCTGGCCCTGAGATTGCCCCAGCCCGCGGCGTCAAAAGTGTTGGTGCTGTCACCGATCTCGTCGGTTATGAGATATCTGGTTCCGTTGGCTGGAGTGCCGGGATTGAACGTCAGCGGGTTGATTATCTTGGTAACAGATGGGAGAGTGTTGGCGGGTATGGTGTCGCTGTCTATGCTGAACAACAGTATGGTCTCATCCAGCGTGCTGGTGGCTATGGTGCCAACCACCTCGTTGCCGTTCTCCTGCTCCAGCTTGATCTGGCTGAGCCCGTTGGTGATGTTGCCGTATTGGTTCAGCAATATGTTCCAGTTCAAGGGCTGGCCGAACTGCTCGAAAGGATCAAGATTGCTGTCGGCGCGGGCTCCGGTGTAGAAACCATCTCCGCCGGAACTGACGTTGGTTCCCGAGCTTCCCAGCAATCGCAGCTGGTTGCCCGTCAGCAGCAATGCATAGTTGTTTGGCGTGATGTAGGATTTGGATATCAGGGTGCCATCTATCAGGCCCTCCGCTATGCCGCCATCATCATCATACACGCTCATGATGATCTTCTGTATCACTCCCAGCTTGGAGACTTTGACCGGTGGGCTCAACCATATGGGCATGCTGAAGCTGATGGAGGCCACGTCTATCTCTGTGTCGGCTCCCACCGGAATGGTTCTGGAGCTGAATGTTATGCCCGTGAGCTCGATGTAGCTGAGGCTGGTCCAGTCGATGTAGTTGTCACTCTTTTGTATCTCAAAGTCGGGATTGAAGAGATACAGGATCTGTTCCAGTATCTGCAGCTTCATGTCAGTGTTGGTGGTGAATATGTCCGCGTTGACGTTCAACCTGAATGGGCTGGGCATGACCTTCTCTATGGTGTAGCCCGCTCCCAGGGTGTTGTCATATTGCCCCGTGGCGTCGTTGTAATTCCTCTCCTTGAGATGTTGCTTCTCTATGTGATAGGGATTCTGCATCCTCTCTCGATCATATTCCAGCGCCGTGATGTAGGCGGCTATCTTGGGTGCTGCTTGTAAGGCATTTTCGCTGTTGTTCCTTATGATGTTGGCCACCTGCCGAGTGATGTCACCATAAGTCACTGGCACTTGCTTTAACTGCACTGTGCCATCTCTTCCTTTGCCCAATTCTATGGAGAAATTGCTCAATACCCTGATGAACTGAGTCATGAATTTCCTTATCTGAGCATCGTAGAAGTGCAACATTAGTTGTCCGCCTTGGGTTTGAGAGCATCACTCAATGCCTGCCTCTGTTCCACCGTGAGGCCATTGATAGTTGTGGTGCTACTGTTGTTTATGAATCCGGTCTTGAAGGTGTTCCTGTTGCTGTTGTTGGTGGTGGTCAATCTCACGCTGTCCTCAACTTTGGTCCACCTGTTGCCATCATATCGGAAGAGACGATTGGGCAGGAAGTCCGTTCGTAACCAATAATCGCCCTTGTTGAAATTGGCAGTGGGGAAGCTGGTTCCAAATCCTGCTGGATAACCATTGGGTGGTATGCCATCGCCGTTGTAGTAGAATCCGTAATGGCTGCTGGCCGGAGAATCTATCACAGCATTGATCGTCTTGTCTGATGACACAGTTTGCCCTTGATCATTGACTCCGTCTATGCGGATGTTGCCGCGCTCGTCTATGGGCGTGACGTAAAATTGTTTATAATTGAATCCGGATTTTGGAGCATCCGCTTCGGCCTGGTTAACTATGGCGTCGTTGATCTCTTTTTCTCGATTGTAGGTGCTCATGTAGCTGGCCAAGGAACCGGTCGTGGTGGCATCTCCGATGATGTCACGGAACTCCTGGCTGTCCACCAAGGTCTTCAATTTCAATCTCAATAGGTGTGGCCAGTATGTGGGAGAGAATCCCTCCGCTGATCTGTTGACATCCTCTATGACATAGTATCTTTTTAGCGCTATTGGTATGCTGGCGTCCAGGCTGTAGTCATCCTTCAAGTTTGGAAACTCCACCACGTCTCCGCTCATGGGTTTTCTGCCCAATCTCTCCACCACGTCATTGAGATGCACTGTGAGGAACAGCGTGTCATTCTGCAGGAACATGCCGAACTGGCTGAGATTGAAATCCGTGTCCTGCACGTTGTAGATGCCGCGGATTATGTAGACATCTGCGTCGTATTTCCTGTCCCTGTTCTCTAGAAATAACAGGTCCTGTATGGTCCTGTCATTGAGGCTGTCGCCGCTGTAATGCGGTTGGGTGGGGCTGGCGTCTCCATCTTTGGTGCCTTCCTCGCCCTGACCATAGATGCCCACGTATTTGTGGAGGTAGATGTCCACTCCCCCAACCTGGAACATCTCATTTATGTTGCGATCAAAAAACTTATAATCGTTGCCCTTTTCCGGCTTGAATATTGATAAACGTGGC